CTATTTCCTCCTATTCTAATTATTATTCCACTACTATCCAAGCATCCATCAATAATTCATTGAACACCTCAAATGAAATTTTATAATGTCCCCTACTTTCAGGGAGTCCATTGCTCTCATTCCAACTATTCCTAATAAGGAAGAAGCCTTTTGATGGCTGTACGCCTTTTAGTTTGTTCATAAATCGTTTAAAGAAACATACCTTTTTAGTTGCTGTCAAAGCACGTTCAGAGTAAACTATATCAAGTGCATGTCCTCCTAATAATTCACCCTTTGGATACGGGACTATGCCTGTACTCATACACTGCTTTGATTGAAAACTCTCATATATTTCAATACCAATCATGACTTTATAACCCATAGCCATAGCCTGTATTATTTCATCGATTGATACTGCCCTGTAATATGTTTTAAAAGTATGAAGTAGTCCATCATCATATGCTTCTGTTGGTGGTCTTAAACTAAAATTACCTACTATGTATTTCCAATATTTATCTTCGCACATACCATATTTTCTTCCACTGTCAAGCACCTGTCTGAGAGAAGTTCCTGTGTCTTGGGATTTGTCATCCCTAGCATTGTAATAAAGAAATAATTCAGAATACTTATATTTGCAATCATCATTGCTTTCTTTAATACTTCCTGCGGCAAAACTTTGACAAGCACCAAGATTTTTCTGATCATAGATTGGTGGAAATTGAGGTCTTAAATCTATTGGGTTAGGAGTCGCAATATCTTTAACGATATTTTTGAACATATAGTCTTTATATTTTCCTTCTTCTGAGTCTCTTTGCAAATTATACTTGTACATAACTCATCCTACCTTTCTGCATAATACTTATCCTATTAATACTTTCCATGAAGCCTGTCCAACTATACCGTCTACGGTTAATCCTTCATTGTTTTTCTGAAAAGATATTACATTACCTTCTGTACCACTTCCAAATATACCATCTACAGCAATCCCTAAACGGAACTGAATATATCTTGTAGGAACTCTCTGTACAAATTTAAGTCCACAAAGAGGTTTTGAGTTTATCTGAGCAAAGCAATCTTCAGTTAATCGCCCCCAAATTCCATCTTCTGTAATACCACATATTGACTGGAATTTCTTAATAGCAAATACAGTGTTCGTACCCGATATTCCATCTTCAGTTAATGAAGCACCATTAGCACCAACAAACCTCAATCTATTCATTCTCTTCTGAATTAAAAGAGTATCTGCGTTTGCCTTTGGTTTAACGTCTGCTACAGGTGTAACAGGAGCAACAGGATTACTAGGCACACCATCAATAGCATGTCCTAAAATACTTTCTGCTATAGTTTTACCTAGCTTTTCATATCCTAGCTTGTGATATAAAGATACATCCGTTGTCGAATCGCAGAAAAATGGCTCGATTATAATACAAGGAGCTTTATGATTTTTAATTTCATACAAACCTCTTACATCTGCATATGTACCACGATTCTTAAACCCTAATTTTACAAAACCTGCCTGTACTTTATCTGCATAAACTTTACTTGCTGATTTGTTTGCCTGATAAATAACTTCTGCCCCACAACCACCACTTGCATTTACGTGACAAGATATTACAAGATCAGCTCCCCATGCGTTAGCTTTATTAACTCTATATGTCAAATCCTGTGCTGAAGTTAATGTTCTTGGTGGTGTTATATCTAATACTTCATGTCCTGCGGCACGAAAAGCATCTATTACAGCCTGACCGTAAAGCCTATCTTCTCTAACCTCATTTACAAGACCATTAGCACCCTGACACCCTTCGTTGTGTCCTTTTCCAATCGCTATCCTCATGAAACACACTTCCTTTTTTATTTTTATATATTTTTGTATAATAAAAAAGAACCCAAACGGGTTCTCATATAATTGTCGCAGTTATTGAGTTTTATTAGTTGTTATAAAGAGTCCTAAAATAATAGTAGAGGAAGCGTACTTAGGATGGTACGCTTGTCAATAAAAAGAGCTACTTTTATCTATCCTCTAATTATATACTAACATATTAGGTCAGCATTGTCAAGTCTATGTTATTAATTGTTTGTTATACTATTTCGTCTTCCGAATATATAGTCATCTCCCATAAACTTGAACTTGAAGGGTCTTTAAGCACCTCAATCGGAATATCCAATACTGCGGGATCACCCAATCCCTGTTATCCTAAAGGCTTTTTATCCTCTAGTTCTTATAGTTTCCTATAAGTTCAGCATACCTTTTCACCTACGTCTTTACGTTTAGGTGTCCCTGACTCTTGGAAGGATTATATTCTACAAATGTAGTTTCACCTTCTATGCGTTGCGTGTGACCAATGCGTTACCATTAGCCTTCCACTCGGATTAGCGTATTGTCTTTAAACAACTTAGCCTTCCCGTTTTCTTCAGGAATAATAATCTATTACATTTCTGTTATAGACGACAGCGATCTATCAGGTTTAAATTCTAGTTTCCATGCATCCTCAATCTTGCAGTTAAATACTTTTATCTGTGCAGGATAAAGAGCTTTGGTTAAAATGTCTGTTACAAGAACTTCCATAATAAGTAAAAATGATGCACCGAATTTGTCAGAAGTTACCTGTATTGTCTTAGATGAAACACCTGAAGCTACTTTGTAATAAACAGCTAATTTAGTGCCATCAGCTATATCGGTAAAAGTTGATATTGCCTTTGCGGTGATACTATATTCTCCTGTGCCTACTGTACTTACTGCTTTAGTAAGTTCTTTTCCATTAGAACCATCGCCATTGAGCAAGAACACTCCTGCAAGACTTCCAACTGGTGTTTTAGTAATAGAAGCCGCATGTGTAGTTACAGCTACAACGTCTCTCTTATAAATATTTTTTGTCCCCTCTATAAGAGTATTGCCTGTCAATAATGCCATAACATTATTATCAAACAAAGCATCCTGCAAAGTTATTTTAGTTTCCTTGTCTGAGCTGAAGCCGATAAGTTTAACATTACCGTCACGAAATTTTCCATAAATTTCCATTCACATATATTCGTTATTTATATGCAGTTCTCAAGGCTTATCGTCCTATGAACTTCTCATACTCTCATATGAGGCTAGACTATATCACGCACTTATTTCTAAGCACCCCACCACTTCCCCGCACTTGCAGGTACTTCCCGTTACGGAATAGTCGTTGAACTTTCCTCTATTAAAGGCTTAGTTGCTGATTGTCCATTATATATAAGTGTTTAGGATTTAACCTTGCACTATCCTATTAATTTTTTCTACTTTCGTAACTTTCACGTTTAGACTTATTTCATTCTTACGTTTTAGTTTAATAGGCTTTAGGAGTTTCCAGCAGTTCAATGGGTTTTAAATGTAATTAGCATTAAACCAATTTACATTGTTCCATACTCTTTACGAATATGGGAGGCGATTGGTAATTAGTTACCTCCACGAGCATAAGTGGTCGTACTCTTGACATCCATTCCTGAAGATTTTAGTGTGTCTAGGTATGTGAGCATTTTTCCGTCTACTAGGGAATAAAATGAAGCCCTCGCAACTGATCGGACAGCCCATCTATTAGGTGTACTCATAAAAAATTCCTCCTTGTTTTTAGTTATTATTTTGATCGTTGTTGATTATTATCTTTGTCCAATCTAATTCCTCTTTTTTTATGGCTTTAGCGTCAACTGTACCTGCATATATCCCCGACATAATATGATGAGTCTCATCAATTACGCCGATTCTGATTAATCCATCGTACAATTTGTATACCGTTAAATCCCAAACTTTTTCGTGTAGACCTGATTTCCAAGCCATACCTGAAATTAGACTAGATAAATTCGATTTGTGTTTCTTATACTTATCCAATTTCTTTTGGTTCTCTTGAATTTGTTTCCACATCATCTCAGCTTTTTTATTAGCGAAGATTGGCATTTCTTCTTCTTTAGGTGGGGCAACATGATTTATAGTTTTAATTATTTTGCGTACATATGCAAAATTACTTTTATTAATTATTCTGTTGCTACCTATTCCACCCACGTTGAAACCCTCGCTATCAAATTCAACCTTTTCACCAAAATACAGTTCTAATGCGTCAATAATGTCTTTTGAAAACTCAGTTTCGTTATAACATTCATTATAAAAAGATTCATATATATCATCTTCTTTTACATTATCTATCTCAGCACACATAGTGTTTAATGTTTGAACATAAAACATGTATCCTATTTCATCACTAACAATTTCATCTAGTGTAAACTGTTTTATTTTACCTATGTTACCAACTTTAATTGGCAAGCCTCTAAATATTTTTAATTCTAAGTCTTCATCTAGTAGGCTTCTGTATCTATCAATCATTTCCATTGTTTCTTTTGTCATCTGATTATCCATATTATTTAAACACCCTTTGTAAAGTCATTTACCTTAAATCTCAAACACAATCCTTCGTAATCATCGTTTTCTTTATATGTACTCACATGTATACAAAATACGTTACCTATTCCTGCAATCGGTTGATTATCTATAAGTTCACATACAACTTTAGCAATTCTATTATGTCTTTGCTGTATGGTGTTAGGTATCATTATTTTATTATATGGAACAACAATGTTCATTTCATAAATTGTGTCATCATTAAAGTTGGAATTATCATCATATTTTGACAGTAAATGAGCAAAGAATACAGTAACCTTTTCTTTGGTTAATATAGTGGAATTAAACAGAGTTAAAACAATACTTTTATCGGATATCAATTCTTGCCATGTTTTCGTTATGTCAGGTTGAAGCACCCTATTTCCATTTTCATCAAAGAAATATGGTTCAAGTGGACTCTGAAATTCACTTAAATAATATATCAATCTTAAAAATTCCTGTGAAGTTCTAAGGGGAGCTAAGATTTTCTGAATGTGATCATCAACATACTTCATTTTTGTACTAATCATATTTAATTATTCACCACCCTAAAATCCACTTTGGACATTAATGATTTTCTTATAAGTTATACTTGGGTTTGCATTATTCATGGCAGTTAATTGAACTTGTCCACTAAACAATCCTTTAACTAGGCAAGTTTGACTTCCACTACTAATTATAGATGCTTTACCTGAGTCTGTTGAAAAAGTATAAGTTGTACCAATAATAGGTTTACCATCATCGTATTTTACAGAATAAGTAGTTTGTTCCCCTATCTTCAACAAATTCTGACCCGAAACTATAATTGTCGCACCTGTAACTATAGGAGTGATTATCAAATTGTCATTATAAGCTAGGTTATTTACAATATCATCCTCTGCTATTATAGCCCCTTGATTCAAGGTTAATTGCAATACTCCATTTACAACGTACCCATTACTATTTAAGCAATATGTATAATCGTCTATTTTGAGTATTTCAAATGCACTATTGTGATTAAGCATAAATCTTTGCTGTAAATACAGTTCTTTAGTATCATTATTAAATGGTACTAAAGCAAATCGCATAGTGTCAAAATCAACAATTCTAGCAGTTTCTTTTATTCCATCTGTTAATACTGTTTGATTAGCTAATACCACAGGCTGATGAATTATAACTCCATTTTTGTTTTTAAATGTCAATGTATTCGTACACTTAACCATCTTAGAGGATTTATAGATACCATTGAAATCTATATCGGTCATTACTAACCAATATTCGTTTTTCCAATAGATCATGCTACCCCTATGTATAGTAACGTTTTCCAAACAATGCAAAATACGTTCTTCCCTGTTTTCTCCATAAGGATTTGTGTGTTCTTGGATTATTACATTTGATGTAACACCATCTATAGTAACTGTCGTTCCTTCATTTAAAGCATTTTGTTGTTGTATATTAAATAAAATACCGCCCGAATCATGTAAAAAATCTTTAGATGATGGATAATAATTACTGTAATTTTTCATATCATCACACTTCCAATCCGTCATCTTCGCACATGTTTTTTAGAATTTCATCTATTCTGTTATTTTCATTTGCAATTAATGATTCTAAGGCTTTAACATCGGCATTATAATAAAGTAATCCTATTTCTTTTGTGAAAGGTTTCATTAGTGTTACATAATAAGTTAAACTGTTTTCTAAGAAATTAAGTTTAATATAATGTGCAATAATTAAGATCGTGTCTATATTTAAAACTTCATTTACTGCTTCTTTGGTATTGTCATACGTATAACTTGTTCGCATTCTGTTATTAGCAGAGTCTACCGCATTAGTAATCATCTCATATTTTTTACCATCTTCACTCGGTATATTAATGCTTTCGGTTTTATTTATTGTCATAAATTTTGTAAAAATTGTATCATATGAGGTTGACATGTCTTCACCTCAATTCTTTATTGAATTTATTCCTCATCGAACAGAATGTCTACAGGTATACCTACAGCATCAGCGATAATTTTCTGTTTTGAAGCAGAATCTAATTTCATTTCTACGGCAACATCAGCGAAAAATCTCTTTTCATCTATGTTTGCCTTTTTAAGTTCTGATTCCAACTTCTTATAGTTTCCAACTATCAGTTTTCTTATATCATCTTTTGAATGTGTGTTTGATTTATATGCTTCTAAATCTTCTTCAGCAATACTATTTACAGCCTCTTTAGCTTCGACAGTATCCTCGATAATTTTTAGATCGCCTGTTTTAAAGCACTGTGAGTTCATAAGCAAATAGTCAACTACTTCTTCAGGAAGAGGTTTTATATCAACTTTTTCGCCTTTTGCTCCCGCCCAAATATACTGTTTCCAACGTCCTTCATTCATAGGATAGTTGAGTGTGTAAGCTATATTTCTAAATCTTCCTACTTTTATTTCAGCCATTGTATTTTCCTCCAAAATTTATTTTAAAAGGGGAGACAACATTTCTCCCCTTTATAGATTTTTAGTTCTAGTTAATTGGTAATATTATGCTGGCAAAACACATGCGGTATTTTCAACAATTGCGCCCAATCCATTAGCCACAACAAGTTCAACTGCTGCATCCATCTTCAGCATAATCTTGATTCTTTCATCTTCAGGGTCTTGTTCAGTAAACTGTCTAAGTCCACCAAATTCAACTATAACGAAAGGTTTAACTGTTTCTGAAGCAAGGAAATATCCCTTGTTAGTAGGCAGTTCAACGCTTGAGTTAGTGTCGTCAAGATAAGGATTTACAAGATTTATACAAATAGTCTTGCCTATCTTAGTGATGTTAAGGGACTCTCTAAGTTCATCTTTGAGAATTTCGCTAAGAAGAACTTTTGCTCCTGTGTCAGTAGCCTGCTGATTGGCAAAGTAATCTATCATAATTGAATCGCCTATGAATACAGGTGCAGCACTACCTACTCTCTGTATTACGGAAGCTATCTTATGGAAGTCAGCAATAGTGTTGTTGTCTCCAACTTTACAGTTTACAGCAGGAATCTTACCTGAACCTATAGCGGCAGTAGTAATCTTTCCTATTGACTGGAAGTAAAGTCTAACTTTAGCGTTAGCTATGTCCTGAACTAATATTCTGAAGTTATCTACAGAATCCTGTACCATATCCAAAGGCTCATAGTAGAAACCTGCTTCAAGAGTAGTAGGAACGATAACTACCTTCTTACCTGCTTCAACTCTCTGAAGATCAACGCCTGTACCTTTAGCAGCCCATTTAATCTTTGCTTTTGACTTTGCAGGAATCTTGTAGGATACAGCATCCCCAGGTCTTGCAGTCTGGAATTTAGCAAAGTAACCAAGCATATTTGTAACCATTGGTTTAGCAATTTCGTCTGCTGTAGCAACAACGATGTTGTTGAACTGGTGCAGAAGTGAAGGATCAGGTGTTACACTACCATCACCAAACACCATTGAACAAAGTTCCTTTATATCTTTCTCATCTGATATTCCTTTTGCTTCGTCAACAACCATTTTGTTGTTGTAGACTCTCATGAATAATTCTTTAGTTTTACCTGCGTCTAACATACTCATCAAATTACACTCTCCTTTTATTATTTATTATTAAATTGCTTCGAGCTTTACTGTATCAACAATAAAACCATAAGCTGCGTCAGTTTCTACGCCAACAACTTCAAACTTATTTGCAGCAGTTGCGTACAATGTTGCTTCTGCACCTGAATTGCAGACTATGAATTTCTTCTTGGTTGGGTCAAAGAAAGCTTTCATGCCAACTGCAACAGCAGTTACAGCAGTTCCACCATTTCCAACTACATTCATTTCAAATGCGGAAGTATCAAATCTTGTAACGCCTGACTCAAGAACTACAAGTCTTGCTCTGTCGCCTACTCCATTAAAGAAGCTTGCGAGCTGTTCTCCATCTACAAATCTTTCCTCAACTGAAGCAACAAGAAAACCTTTAGTAGCAACTGCGGCTAACTGTTTGCACTGTCTTTCTCCATCAGCATTGAATCCGTCATACTGTACAAGTGTGAAGTTATCTACATCTGCTGTAGTAACAACAGCACCGTATGGTACAACCTTAACTTTCCAATTATTTAAGTTTCCAACTGCATGTGTAGGGACGGCTTTATAAGCTTTTAACATTTCTGAACTCATTATAATTTCCTCCTCGTTTTTTCTAAATTTATATTTTTAATTATTTATAAGATATGCAATAACCTATCGGCTACTACACAAAATACCTTGTTTCAAATGTGTCTTTTGTATCTATAAGATTTTCCATTTTCTTTGAGTTGAACTCTTTTATGTCTATCTTTTCTTCTTCCTTCTTAACTTCTACAGCGACTGGTTTAACCAATTCAACAAGCATAGAATTAAGTGAAAGGATAGCTTCTTTTCCTTCGTCAGATTCACAAACTGATTTTTTAACCAATTCCTGAACTTCCTCGGAAGCAAATGCTTCTTTAGCGTTTAAAGCGATAAACTTTTCTTCAAATTTAACTTTCTGAGCATTAATAGCCTGTTCAAGTTTTTCTGAATTAAACTGTTCAACTACAGGTTTCATTTCATTGACCTGTTTAGTAAGATCAACTATTTCATTTGTAGCAACATCCATTTTAGATGCGAAATCAGATTTTTCACCTTCAAGTCCTTCAACTTTTTCATTGAGTTCCTTTATGGATTCATTCAATCCACCAATTTCAACTTCTTTAGCGTCAAGAGATTCTTTAACCTCATTAACTGCCTTTTCCATTGCACCAACTTCAACCCATACTTCGTCTCTCTGAACTTCAACTTTTTCGTCAAATTTCAGTACTATATCTGCTTCCATCTTTTCATATGGAATTTTAAAGTTTTTATACTCGTCTTCTACATAATTTTCGTATATAAAATAAGAGTCATATATTCCATAGTTGGAAATCCAAACATATTTGAATTCGTCTGCTGTCATAACTTTGCTCAATTCTGACATAAGTTTTTCACGAATGTCTCCGTGGCTAAGTTCATTTAGCACTTTAAATAGTGCGTTTCCTTCCATACTTGCATCCTCCTTTTGGTTATCATTTTTTATATCAACATCAGTTTCCTGATTTTGGATATCGTTATTTTGTTTTTCATTTAATGCCTTATTCCATTTACTATTAAATGATATAAGTTTGCTTGAATCATAAGCAGGAGCAATATCTGACCCTAACAAGCAATGACCATCAAAAATAATTTCTCCTATTACTTTCTGATATTTTATTCCATTTTCATCAATTTCATCCTCGACATTCCCATAGAAATATTCACAGGAAGTATACAAGGTTTCACCCTTCTCAAAGAATTCGTTAATTAATGAAATTTCATTTGGGTATCTATACGTCCACAACATAAAACTTGCCAACAAGACATCCATATCATTTCCATTTTCATCTTTAATTATTCCTAAATAGCCCTCTTTTTCAGAAACACCTATAGCGTGTGTGCCTGTTAAAACACAGTTATCCCCATCTCTAGTTTTTCCTAAAAATTCTTCGTGTGAACCAAACGAATCATTTGGATTTTCATAATCAGTAGACTCATTATATTTACACAAAAGAGGTTTAAATTTAAGGGTGTGAGCAGAGTTTAAGCAAACATCCTTTGGAACAAGTTGTCTATTTCCACTTACATTAAAATCTATGATACTAAAAACTGCATTGACTAAAGTATCATCAACTTTTCCTTCTGAGTTATATACTTTCTTTAGCTTCTCTAATTTTAATGTGCAAATTCCCTTTTTCATATTTTCTAATTCCAACAATCTCACCTCCTTTAATCAGTATTCTTAATTAATTAATTGGCTTTCTAATATTAATCCTGTGTTTGCAAGATCAGAGTACCAAATCTCTAATAATTTAATATTGCTTTCTTTGGCAAAATTTCTTTTTCGTTTATCATGCTCCTGCTGCTTTTTAAATCTTTTTTCGGCTATATCCACACCCTCGCTACAGAAATCTACTGGTTTTTCATGTTGTTCACCTTGATATTCTATGAGTAGATTATAGTTTGGCAAATAAAAATCATAGGAAAGATTCCCTTTGTTTTGTCCAACCAACCCGTCAAATTCCTTTTGAGACACATAATTAATGTCGTTGTTTTTCAAATATTCTTCAATTTTTCTTTCGCCTTTTGACTTATTGCAATTTGGACATCTACTACCTTGTAGAAAATTGCCAATCGATACTCTCCACTCATGCCCACATGCATTATGTCGCATCAGAATTTTTGAACTGGCTTTTTTATATTCTTCTAAAACACTATATTCTTCGCCTACTAATTCAAAAATTTGGGTTTCGAATTCTTCAGGCGTTCTATATCTTCCTGAGCATCTCGGACACCTTGTTCCATTATTTAAAAAATCATTCGGAGACATTTTAAATTTATAATTTTTGCATTTTAAGTGATTATGTTGAAATAATATTTTTGTCATAGAATTAACATAATTACCCAATACTGTATACTCGTTTTGTACCTTTGAGTACACCTCTTTTTTAAACTGCTCTGTTGTTTTTCGCATAAGCCCACTACATTTTGGACATCCTGACCCTTTCAGAATATTATCTGGCTTTGCAACCCAAACATGTCCATCTATTTTACATTTAAATTCTATTTTAGTACAAACATTTACATAGTTGCCTATTACTTCAATATTAGGATTTATTATTTTTATTTCTTGAACAAACTCTTCATGATTTCTGCGATATTTTTTACCACATTTAGGACAGCCACTACCACAAACGAGATTGTTGGGTTTAGCATCCCAGAAACAACCGTCAATTTTACATCTGCATGTTATATGTTTCTTATTCCCCTTGTATTCTCCGATTATTTCAATGTTTGAATTGATAACTTTCATTTCTTCGACAAACTCTTTGGTCGTCTTTTTTCTTCCCATGCTTCTTCCTTCTTTCACTTAATATTTTTAATTATTAATCAACAAAGAGAAGATATAGTTTCATCTTCTCTTTGTTTGGAATATTTATTTGTTTTTACTTAGCCATTCTGTATATATCGGGTTGCTCTGTTGTTTATCAAATACAAAATAAACCATTTTACTATTAGGATTTTCTTTGGGTGGAGATAATGGAGTTAAACCTTTTCTAATATAAAAATATGCCTGTTCAAGATTATAAATGTAAATTAAATCCTTATTATTCAATTAATATTTCTCCTTTATATTCACTAACTACTTGGCAGATTATTTCCATCGGCAGTTTTAGATTTAATTGTATTTTCATTTGTTGGATTATCATTTGTTGGAGCACCCGAACCATTAGCCGTGCCGCCAGCAATGACATTGGATGTTAAGGGTGGAATCACCTTGTCTCGAAGCTTCAATTCCTCAATTTCAAAAAGCGTATTATCAATATACGTACCGTAATCTACCCCTTGAATCATATCAACTATCGGTTTGAGAGCCATACCTTCGGAATGCAATTTCATAAGCGTATCAAGTTTCTCTTTGCTTGTTAATGGTGTCTCTTTATCAAATTCAATAAAGTAATTATCCTTGACGTTGTTAGGCAACATCAATCTAAACATTTTATTAAATACGTCTTCTACTCCTTCAAGCATCACGCCTATTCTTTTATAAAGCATATCAAGATTAAGTTTAGATGAAGCAAAGTTTGATCCTGTGCCATTCGTCAAGGCGGTTGAAACACCTACAGCGTTTGATATATCATTATTGACACCTTCAAACTTATCTTTCTTCAGCGCATCTAATCCTTGTACATCCCCAAAAGTTATATCTGTGTATTCAGGCAACGCTATTACAGGAATGTTATTATCCTTTAGATTTTCAGTTAGTGCCTGTTTTACTCTTGCAACGATCTTCTTTTTCAGATTGTTGTTCAATTTCATATTTGCATATTCGGGTACTTTTTCACTACCTATTTTCAATACAACAATGTTCTTTATAACTTTTTCAGCTATGGTCTTTTCGAGATTCTTTAATGTCTGTTTGTGAAGTTTATCAAACAACGATTGTGTACCATTAGGCATACCCAATCTCTGATTTCTAAATAGCGTATTAATTCTTAAACAAGTTGTCCTATCCGTAGGTAATTCAACATACCTATTATTAACGGTGTCTTTATCATATTCGTCTAAATGTTCCTGAGTTACATATGGTTTTAAGTTGTTGAAATATGATTCTTTTTCCTCTTGTATCATATTTTTAAACCAAGACATGTCAACTACACATACCCACTCACCATTTTTTCTATATTTAGGGAATACATATTTTAACTCATCGAATACAAACAAATAAGGGTTTTTCTTATCTCCTAGCCACATACTGACTACTGTTCCTGTTACACATTCCTGAGATAGTAAATCCCTTATTAAAGATTTATATTTGATTTTGTACATTGTTTTATTGCATAATGATAAATTCTTCTCATATGAAGTTGAAGTATCAAACACATTTATTTTATAATTTAATGTAGGCAATATCTGTATAAGATTATATAACTGATATATGTCTCCATCTGAAATATAATAATATGTCATAAGACTAGATATTTCATTATAATAAACATCGGGGTTAGAAAAATATTTTTGTAGTTTTTCTTCGGTTATTGTTTTAATCTGTCCCGAACCGAATGCTTTTGTGACAAACCCATCTATGTAATTCATAACGTAATCTTCATAGGTATTTGCAGATTTCAATGCTTCTGTTTCAGGATTTACTTGTGTAATAGGAGTTTTTCTTGGTCTTCCTCTTTGTGCCATATTGAGTTATTCCCCCTTTCATAATTATTTTTGTTTCTTAAAAATATACAACCTCGTCTGCATCATCATATGAATCAGTGTATAAGTCTTTTCTATTTTTCTCTTCTGCTTCCAACACTACTGAAAGTCCATACATAAGCGAAGTTGCTCTATCTCGCTTAGTACCTTTGTCGATTCTTTCATAGATAATATTATTAAAGGATGATTCGGACTGTCTTATGTTCGATAATTCCATAATGAGAAAGTCTGCTTGCTTGAACATTTGCCATTCTTCCAATGTAATTTCGCCATTCTTTTGTTTTTCCATTAGATCAACAGAATCTTTCAATATCCTTAAAGTACCGTTTTCAAAACACGCCTTCATATATGTGTACATTGTGTTATTACTTGCATTTGTTGCTGCTATACCTCTTATTATTGGTTTTGCGTTTTTTAATTTCTTGCCTTCGTCATCATCATCTAATACCAAAGGTGGATACTCAATAGTCTCCCCTGTTTTCGGATTTGTATAGTCCCATGATTCATAGAACAAAGAAGGTAAAGCTTCTCCATTGCCTCTCATATCTATTGTTATTTTTTCGGAATTAGGAAAATGAATGTGATACAATTCTCTTAAAAATTCTCTTTGTTCGGGCAAACTTAACCCACTATGAGTTTTCGTATAAATTACATCCTTAGTATATGTTCCGTTTGCTCTTTGTTTTAATTTAATTACATGGGTACAAGCATTATCGGAATCGGAAGCATCACTAATTGCAACGTCATGGGTTATAATATAAGATGAATTAGATTTTCTAGGTTGTGTTAATTCACATTTATCCAATATTCTGCTTGGGTTGGTCAATTCATAAGGATAATAAGAATCTCCACTTGAACCAACAAACACCCCGTCATACTCGTACACAAATTCCTCGTTTGTCATATTAGGTTTATTTTTTTCGTCTAATATATCGTCTTCATCAAATATTCCTGATTCAACTCCGACATGCCAATCGAGCGAACATACAAAGTAATTTTTTGCCCCACCTTCCATTTTGTCGCAAAAATATTTAAAACGTTTATATAAATCACTTGTCTTTAAATAGGCTGAAGATATATATATTACCTTGCCCTTTTCCATCATGCCATGTGTTATTGCTACTGGTCTTTTTGTTTTAGTCATAGGCACAAGTATTGTGTTTATTATACTGTCTTGAACAAGTCTAGCCTCGTCAATAAGCAAGTAATTAAATCTCCATGATCTTGCCCCGTCTCCATTGTTTCTGCCTAACACTATCGCACGTATCTCAGAGCCATTTTTAAAGTTTACAACACAATCATCTGATCCTGTTTTTATAGGAAAATTTATTTCTCTTGCTATAGCAGGGTTGTTGGCTAATTCACCTTTTATCTTCTGTATAATTACGTTCCTAGCCTGACTTCCTTGCCCTGATGCAATTCCACATTTTAGCCCTTTATATAAAATACAGGAAGCTACAAAGAACACTGCTGACAACCAAGACTTACCAAGTCCACGGCAGCAGATCAAAAGCACGTATTGGTTTCTTGACATAGCTCTCAAAATCAATCTTTGGAATAAATATAGTTTTAATCCTAATACTTCTATGCAGAACTTATCTATGTATTTTCTATAATATACAATGAATTTAATCCATTCTTCCTCGGTTAAATTATCTTTTTTATCCTTTATCGGGTCATAGCTGTTTGGATTGTCAACATTATCGTAGCTTCCCTCTTTGATTTTCCTACTGCTATGACTAAAATTCTTATGACTCGCCATTTATTTCACTTCCTTATAATGACTTTCTTATGTTTGCAAATTGCTTCAATAAATGGTCTAGCTCGTCTTCGGGGAACTCTTCGGTGTCATATATCCATTGTTTGCTTTCAATCTTATCTACAACCTGACTTATTCCTGATATACCTGCGTCATTAGCTCCTCTTGTATTCTCACTAAACTGAGCAGACTTTGAAAGTGTATCGAAAATAGATTGTAAATCTTTATACCTTTTATCAGCTCCACTAACGCCTTGAATCATAGCCTCATATGCTTTATCTGTTGCTAAAGATGCTTTTGCTATTTTCCTTGCGTAATCCATATGATTAGTTGTTATAATATTAAAATCACTCTGTAGTTTTGACAGGTAATCATTTAAATAATCTGAATCTGCATATGAGTAAGTTCCCATCCATTCTAAATTGTAAACTTTTTCATCTTTGTTTATTGCTGCTTTAACTCTATCAGGGGCAACTTCGTCATCAACTTCCCCGTCAGTCCATACAAGGTCTGTTGGTTGAAATTTATTTTGTAAATTGAGTTGCCTTATATAATAACCCAATGTTCTATTATCTTTCTTCATGGCTTCTTCATAGATTTTTTGATAAAAAGGCATGTTTAAATAGTCTCTCAACACTTCACGGAACTTATCTCTACTTGGCATACCGTTCTCATCGAAACATAGCCCCTCAAGACACTCTTTGCACCAATAGCACTTACCATAATATATTTCAAATCTTGGATCGTTTGAGTTATAAAAACCTCTTCCTATATTTTTTGCTTTTCCACATATAGGACAGGTTATTTTTGTATCGTCCTTTTTTACGTTTTTAGCTACTTTAGCCATAGTTTATTTTCACTTCCTTATTGGATTTTTGAGTCCAAACCAAAGCAAGTCGACAATCAGTATTAGATTATCGATTTGCTCAATTTAGATTCAAATTATTGAATTTTATTATTAATTATTACGATAAAATTCGTGTTTTATGTTGTACTAAGTTACGAACAATGTAAATCTATGACGCATTAAAGATTATATAATATTTCGGCTACGGCTTGGGTTTCTATTGTGCTATTGGCTAAATAGCTGTCATTGTTGCCCCACCCATCAATAGGGTATTCGTGATATCCTACAGGGTACATTTTTTCCAACAAATAGCCAAAAATATTAACTGCCTGCTGAACTTCTGAAATATTCCCTTTTGCCAATGTTCCTATTGCGTATGCAGCAGAATGTCCAAACCCACGTCTGTTTTGCGCATAATTGAAGCCGATTTCTCTTAATGCACCTGATGGTGCTGTACCTTCTAACGCCCTTTGAGTAATTGCAAATATCCATTGAGAATAAGGCACACATATTGCATAATCCATAGTCGGGAAAACTTCATAATGCCACTCCGTAGTAGTTACAGCACTATTGCCTACTCCATGTGGGATTATAGTGTCA